CATTTGGATTTACTGGCGGAAATTACAATGGTGTATTTTCAACATTAGCTGATCAAACAACTGGATATACTGTAACATACGGTGCAAGAACAAAAGGTCGAGCACTAATTAGTTCAGGTATTATGACAGGTGTAAGCGAGTGGGAACCAGGAGCAAATTATCAATCGACCCCTACAGTAACATTTACGGATCCAAACGTTACAACTCTTGCTCAAGTAACACCTAGACTCAGTAGCGGCGTATTAAGTAGCCCAAGCATGGTTAACAAGGGTAATGGATATAATACAAACTCAACTTATGTTTCTGTAACTGGTAACGGTTTTGCTGATTCATATCAAGTTGGATTAACGATTGTACTTAATGGATTAACAAGTCTACCAGCTCCAGGAGCAAGTTTGACAATCCAAGGAAGTACAACGGTTTATAAAGTTACTAGCGCATACGCTGTATTTGGAACTGTTGCACCTAACTTAGAAGCTAACGTAAGTATCAGCCCAGCAATGACTACGGCGTTAAGTCCTGCTAATGGAACACAAGTAAGCATTCGTAGTAAGTACAGTCAAGCACGTTTAACCAATCATGACTTTTTAAATATTGGTTACGGTAATATCATTAATAGTAACTACCCTGGATTCCCAGGAGCCGGTTATGTGGCACTTGCTAATAATCAAACAATTGAAGCAAACTATGGCCGTGTATTTTACACAAGTACTGACCAAGACGGTAACTTTAAAGTTGGTAGCTTATTTGGCGTACAACAGGCAACTGGTATTGTTACATTAAGTGCATCACAATTCGGACTAACTGGATTGCAAAGTTTGGCATTGGGTGGTATTAGTGTTGGTGGCTCAAGTGTTGTTATTACACAGTTTAGTACAGATGCAACATTTACAGCAAATAGCGATAGTATTTTGCCAACACAAAAAGCTATCAAATCTTACATTACTAGCAGACTAAGTCAAGGTGGTTCAAATACATTTACAGGACAACTTACAGCAGGTACTGTTGTTATTGGTGGTCCAAATAAAATTGGAACTACTATAACTAATGGTAGTGTAAAAATGGGTAATAAAGTTAACTTCCAAGGTGCCCTTGCTGCTGTCGACGGCGGCATGGCGGCAATGGACTTTTTCCTTAGAAATGGAATTCATAGATAAGATAAATAATATCAGAGGAACATAAAATGGCAGAATTTAAACTAGGTCGAATTAAGTTTGTATATCAAGGTGCTTGGACTACAGGCACAGCTTATGTAGTTGACGACGTTATAACAGTTGGCGGCAAATCATATATTTGCGTAGTTAGTCATACAGCATCAGCACTATTTTCTACAGACTTAAACAATAACCCACCCTATTGGAATATTGTATCTGACGGTCAACGTTGGACAGGAAACTGGGCAAACAGTACCTATTACAATTTGGGCGACCAAGTTTTATACGGTGGTAACGTATATTTTGCTAGCACCGCTCATACTAGCGCAAGTGCTACCGCAACATTAACAGCAACAGCTGCATCAGCTGATGGTACAACGGCAACTATTACATTTGCTAACCAAGTAGTACAACCTTATCTTGTTGGTGCAAGTATCACAGTTGCCGGATTTACAAGTCAAACTGGATTTAATGGAACATTTACTGTTACAGCTTGTACCACTTCATCTGTAAGTTATGCTCTTGCACAGACTTTAACTGGAACCACAATGGGTACAGTTGCAGGCCCAAGCCAATTAGGTCTAGAAAACGACCTAAGCAAGTGGACATTGTTTGCTTCAAACTTTAACTGGTCAAATGCATGGTCAACTAATACACGATATAAAGTTCGCGACTTAGTAACATATGGTGGTTATACTTATGTTTGTAACGCAGCACATGTATCAGCAAATACAGCAACACTAGGATTAGAAGCTAACTCTGGTGCCTGGGACACATTTAACGCAGGTATTAGCTATCAAAGTAGCTGGAGTGGTTCAAGTGTACGATACAAATTAAACGATGTTGTTAAATTTGGTTCAGACCTTTGGATTTGTACAACTAATCATACATCAACTGGTACTTCCCCAGACTTAACAAAGTTTTCAATATTTGTAAATGGTTTAGAATTTGTTAACAGTTGGTCAAGTGCCACAGCTTATGTGGTAGGCGATTTAGTAACATATGGTGGTTATACATATAGTGCTGTACAAAATAGTACAAATCAAACACCTAGTACAGCTTCTTCTTATTGGCAAGTATTCACTACTGGATTCAGCTTCCAGGGCGATTATGTATCTTCTACACCTTACAAGATTGGAAGTGTTGTACGTCAAGGCGGATACACATATTTAGGAACAGCTGACAGTACTATACAAACTTTAACTATTACTGGCACAACAATTTCAACTGATCCTACCCGCCCTAATCAAATTACTACAAGCGGAAATACTAACGTTTTAGTCACTGGATTACCAATTACATTTGGAACATCAGTAGGCGGTCTATCAACAAGTGCAACTTATTATGTTGCTACTATTGTTGATTCAACACATTTTACAGTTAGTGCAACTAGTGGTGGCGCAGCATTTACAATTACTAGTACAACTACTGGACAAAGTGTAACAGCTACAACAAATCCAAGCCCTCCTTTCAGCGGATATTGGACAAAGTTAAATTCAGGTATTCGTTGGAATACTACAAATGCATCCTATACTAACGTTTCAGGTACAAACTTAACTGGAACAGGTAGCGGTGCAACATTTGATATTACTACAAGTGGAACAGCTTATACAGTAACAGTACACTCTGGTTCTGCTGGTTCTGGTTACAACGTAAATAACACTATCAAAATTTTAGGTACTAGTGTTGGCGGTTTAAGCCCAGCTAACGACATTACTATTACTGTTAGTGGTGTAACAAGTACAGCAATTCAAACAATTTCTTATATTGGATATTCAGTTACATGGGGTAGCGGTGTTACGTATGTACTAGGAGATGCAGTATATTTTGGCGCTAACACTTACATTTGTGTAAGCGCACACGTAGCTACTTCTGGAAATCGTCCAGATGCAGACTCTACTGGAACATATTGGAACTTATTAGCAAGTGGTGCAGAATCTGCTGTGTTAACCACACAAGGCGATATGTTCTACTACGGTGCAAACGGACCACAACGTTTACCAATTGGTACAGATGGACAAGTTCTTCGTGTTAATAGCAACACACCATCATGGCAATATTACGGACAAATTAATAATTTAGTATATGTTGCACCTACTGGTACAGATACATTAGCATATGGTCAAGGCACAACAATTGACAAACCATGGCAAACTGTTCGTTATGCTTGCCAGCAAATTGAAAACGGTTATTTAAATATCAATGCTGCGGCATTGTTGGCTAAGAACAAACAATTTGTAATGAAAGAAATTAACAACTATGTGAAATATACAAACACAGTTACAATTTCAGCAGCAACAACAAGTTCATTTACAACAACCAGTACAGCTGGTATCTATGTTGGGATGCCAATTAGTTTTTCAACAACAGTTGGCGGAGTAACAGTTGGAACAACTTATTATGTTATTGCAACTAACTTTAGCGCCACAGCGTTCTCTATTAGTACCACATACAACGGCAGCATTTTTACATTAACAGCTGCTACTGGCGCAAACGTAGGTTCATATGTTTACGATCAAACAAGAACAGAAAGAGATACCGGTATTGTTTTAGAAGCAATTATATTTGACATTAGCCACGGTGGTAATTTAAATACAACCAATGCCGCACTTGCATATTTTACAACAGCTGGATCAGGATATGTTTCTGGTGTAAGTGCATACGATATTACAGCGTTTGTTGGTGCTTTAAATTACAAAGCAACTTTACTAGCTAATATTTTAGCTAATACCGCACCAACTAATAACTATCAAACTCTAAACGGAGTTAGTTCTGGAAATCAAGCTAAACAAATTATTGATACTACTTTAACAGCTGAGACCGGGACAACTGGCACTACAGCTAGTTTAATATCAATTGTTACCGTAGGACTTTTAGGTGGTAATACTACTTACATTCCACCTGCACTTCAGCCTAATACTACAATCAGTGTGAAGACTGGTTCTTATAGTGAAGTATTGCCAATGGTATTGCCAAGAAATACGGCAATTGTTGGAGACGAATTACGTAGTACAACAATTCAACCTGCGCAGGCTAATGCTTACTTAGTAAACGATAAACCAAGATCTATTAACGCATTAACACGTATTCAGTCATTAGTATCAAACTTAATGTCCAATACTCCAATTACAGGAACTGCTGGTAATTCACAAGTAATTGCAACTACCGGTGCAAGTAGTGCAGGCGGAACATCAACAATAACATTTGCTGTTCAAACATCTGCACCATTTACAGTAGGTCAAAGTATTACAGTTAGCGGTGTTACACCAACAGGATTTAATGGTGCTAAAACAGTTACAGCATGTACAACTTCAAGTGTAAGTTTTGCTGGCTCAACAGCTGGACCGCAAACAGTGGCAGGTATTGTATCTAGTCAAGTTACAGCATTGCCAGCAGGTGATACAGGAAGTACAACCGCTGTTTCTAGCGTGATTGCAAATGCAGCATTGATGCAACAAATCATTTCAAATGGTATTAGCCAAACACCAGCATTTAGCTTTACAAACCCAACTGGATATAATACAGGTTATCTAGTTGGCTTTGGCGATGGTAAGGCACAGATTGTACAAAACTATGCATTCATTCAAGGTGATGTAGCAACATTCTTTGCTAACTCGTCTACAACAGCTGGTACAAGTACAGTTAGTGCTGTATGGACCGCATTGGGTTCAGCAGGTCAAGCTAAATTCTATACACTAGTTCAAAACATTCTTGATGCTATTGTGTATGATATGACTTATGGTACTAATATACAATCGCAAATTATTGGTAGCAGCTTCTATTCATATAGCGTTGCGCAACTAACAACTAATCAAATTTCTGCCTACGGTACAGTATTTGGTTTCTTAAAAACTGAAATCAATAATATTGTAACTAAGGCAGCTATTACTCCACAGTCTGGTAACGTATTATCACAAGTCACCGCAGGTACAACAGGTTCTGCAGCAGCTGGTTCATTTGCTCAAGCCCGTGTACAAAACGTTGTCGATTGGTTAAACGTTGGCCTTGCAGATGCTACAAGTGCAACATTCACTGGTTCTATCAGCTCAACAACATTAACTGTAAGTTCAGTAACTGGTACAATTAAGATTGGACAAGTTGTAACAGGCGGAACAGTTGCCGCAGGCACTTATATCACAGCAGGTTCAGGTACAAGCTGGACTGTTAGTGTAAGTCAAACAGCAACCGCTACTGGTTCAACAATGACTATTACACCAATAGCTTCCGGTGCATATGGTTTAGCTAGCTCAGCATTGCAAACAGCATACACAGCTTTAATTGGCAAGCAAGCAGAAATCCAATCAGATACAGTTGTTTGGGTTAAAAAGTTCTATCAAAGTTTAGCATTTAATAGCTCAACTTGTTATCGAGATGCAGGTTATATTGTTCAAGCATTAGCTTACGACTTGCTATTGGGTAGTAACGGTTCAAGTATTTTTGCAGCACGCCAGTACTTTAACAACACAGCTAGTGCAGCTGTCGTAACATCTGGTCAGCTATCTGCTGAAGTTGGATCTATTGGATTCATTGCATACAAAGCAAAAGTTATTGCTTCAAGTGGATCTGTTGCACAAGTTACAACAACTATTGACGATATTAATAACTTAATTTATGGAACAGTATTGTTTAATACTGTGATTTCAGCAACAGTTAGTGGAACACAAGCCATTGCTTATAGCCCAAGTGACATTTTAACTGTATCAGGAGTTGGTACAACTACATATTCTGTAACATTAAATTCCGCAACAACCGCATTAACTATTATAAATGTTACATCCGGTGGCGTTGCAACATTTAGTTCAGCGTTAACAGTGGTCAAAGGACAATCAGTAGTTGTTCCTAATGCAAGTGGCGGTATGTCTGCAGGTACTTATTATGTTACAACTAGTGCTACGTATACCACACAGGTAACATTGTCATCGTCATATTCAAACGCTGTTGCAGGAACCCCAACGGCATTTACCGGAGGTGTTGTTTCTGGAGCTACTAACGTTACACTCGGTAGTTTATATAATACGGTTGCAAGCGTAACTGTTGTATCAGGCGGAAATTGGACCACAACTCCAACTACAGCCCAGGCAACTAGCCCAAGTGTAAGTTCAGGTTCTGGAGTTACATTATTACAAAGTTATGGTTTTAGCACTTATACAACTACTGTAACAGCTGCCACTACAAGTACTAACCTTATTACAGTTGGAAGCACAACAGGCATGGCTGTAAACATGCCAATTTCGTTCAGCGGTTTACCAGCCAATATTACAACTACAGCTAGTGCAATTTCAAGTAGCAGCATCACACTTGGTGCTACAGTGTCTTCATTAGGTATTGTAGTTGGACAAGCAGTTTACTTTACAGGTATTACATTTGGCGGTATTGTTCCAAATACAATTTACTATGTAAAAACAGCTAGTGCCAGTGCAATTACAATCAGCGCAACATTAAACGGTACAGCATTAACACTAACTAATGCTACTGGAACAATGAATGTTGTAGTAAATGCAGCAGGCGGATTGGCAGCAGGAAATGTTTATTGGATTAATAGCATTGCTAGTTCAACAACTTTAACTGTAACAACTTCTTATAAGAGTGGATCTGCATTTGCAATCACTAACACAGTAAGCGGTTTAACAGCTACCACACTAGCAGGTTATGGTGCACAAATTAATGTAACAGCTCCGGTTGGATTATTGCCTCATGTAAACGGTACTGTAACTTATAACAACACTTTGACAACTATTCAGGGTGCTGAAATTTTACGTGCAAATATTACATTCTTAGCATACGAAGCAAGTGCTTATACAAATGCCACTTATGGCGGATCAGTCACAACTACAACAACAGGCACAAACATTTATACAACAAGTGGTGCTCATAATTTAGTAGTTGGAGATCCTATTGTATTTTCAGGATCTATTATTGCTAATAGCGGTGTAACAGCAGGAACAGTTTATTGGATTTTAACAACTCCAACTACATCTTCGTTTACTATTGGCACAACTTCAAATGCTACAATTCCTGTTGCAATAAGTTCAAGCGGGTCAGGTTCAATGACTGTGAACTACTATTTTAACTTAGCTAAGTGTATAAGAGACACAACAAACTATATCAATGCATTGGTTTATGACTTAACATACACTGGTAACTACAAGTCACTGAGAGCCGCACAGCTTTATAATAACGCTGTTAGCGGAAGTACAACACAAAACATGTTCTTGGTACGTAATGGATCTGGTATCAGAAATATTACAATGTCGGGTTTATATGGTGGGTTAACAACAGCAAATAGCTACGGAACAAAACGTCCAACAGCAGGATCCTACGCAAGTTTAGATCCAGGTTTTGGACCAAACGACAGCAACGTATGGATTAACACAAGAAGTTGTTATACACAAAACTGTACAATGTTTGGATACGCTTGCGTTGGTGCAAAGATTGATGCTGCACTCCATAACGGCGGTAATAAGTCAATGGTTGCAAACGATTATACTACTGTTATCGGCGATGGTATCGGTGTATGGTGTACTGGATCCGGTTCGTTAACTGAATTGGTTTCAGTGTTCAACTACTATGGTTATGCTGGTTACCTTGCAGAACTAGGTGGACGTATTCGTGCTACGAACGGTAACAGCTCATATGGTACATATGGTGTTATTGCTGAAGGAACTGACACATACGAAACACCTATCAGTGGAACTATTAACAACCGTGCATTTAGCGCATATATTTCAAATACAGTTACAGATGCTGTTAATCAAATTTTACGTCTTGAATATCAAAATGCTGGAACAAACTATACTAATACTGTAACAGGTATTAACGGTAGCGGTTACAACGCATTTACTACAGCTGACGAATTTAGAGATTCAGCTGTATTTGAATCAAGATTAATTGACTTAAACGATGGTAACGGTGTAGGCGGAACTAGTTATGTTTCTAATGCAAACACTAGTCAAGGCGGTGCAATAGGTTATATTACATTGGCGGCAACTGATACATTATTGAGCGCAGCGTATGTTGGTATGAGAATACAACTTACAGCTGGTTCGGGTGTAGGTCAGTATGCTAACGTTCTATCATATAATAACGGATCTAAGAATGCATTAGTATACAAAGATAGTTTTGCTACATTAACTGTTACAGGATCTACCACAACTGTACTACAAGTTGCAAGTACATCTACGTTGTATGTTGGAATGCCAATATACCTAAGTGCTACTACAGCTGGTATATTTACAGCTAATACAGTTTACTACATTGCAACTATTCCAAGTACAACAACATTTACACTAGCAGCTACAGCTATTACTACTCCAATTACTGGACTAACAGCAACTAGCGGACAAACTATTAGTTTATATGCTGCAGGCTGGGATCATGTTGTTCCAGGATGGTATACAGCAACTAATGCTTTAGATTTAACAACAACTTATATTATTGAACCTCGCATAAGTTATACAAGTCCAGGTTATCTACAAACAGCAAGAACTATTGGTTCAACTTCAGCAACTTGGAAAGCCGCAACTTGGGCAGCTGGTTATTATGTAGCTGTTGCTAGCGGTAGTACAACTACAGCATTTAGTTCAAATGGTACAACATGGACAACTGGCGGAGCACTACCAAGTAGCCAATCTTGGACTGACGTTGTTTACGGCGGTGGACAAGGTGCTACTGCTACAGCAATATTAGGCGGTCAAGGTGGTACTGGAGCAACATTTAGTGCTACTATTGGTACTGGAACAAGTGCTACACAGATTGTTTCTATATCAGTTCTAACAGGCGGTTATGGTTACACAACTCCACCAACTATTGTTATTACAGGCGGCGGCGGTACTGGCGCAACAGCAACTTGTACGGTACTAAACGGTGCTGTTCAAACTGTTACTGTTACAGTTAACGGTTCAGGATATACATCACAGCCAACAATTACAGCGGTAACTACAGAAGTAAGTAGCATTACAGTAAACAGCTGGGGACAAAATTATTTCAGCACACCAACTGTTACAATTTCTCAACCACAGGCACTAACACCAAGTGCTTGGGCAGCAACTACATCTGTATCTCTAAATGCATACCTACAGACCACAGCTGGAAGAATTTATCAAGTTACCGGTGCAGGTACAACTGGATCAACAGCTCCAACATTTGATTTTATGAGTGCTACTCAAACTCAAACTAACGGATCTGCAACATTAACTTATATTGCTACACAAGCTCAAGCAACAGCATTGTTGACTAACAACGGTGTAAGCGGTTACAATTTAACTAACAACGGTTATGGTTATACTAGTGTACCATCTATCACAATAGTTGATTCAGGTGCAAGATTTGTTACAATTTCAGGTGCAAGTAATAACTCAGCATATCAAGTTGCTTCAAGTTTAGGATCTGCTTGGGTAGGCGGTAGTAGTACAGGAAAAACTAACTTAGCAAGTCTTGCATACGGTAACGGTGTTTATGTAGCTGTTGGCGGTGCAAGTGCAACAGCAAGTGCTGTATCTAGCACAGACGGTGCTACATGGGTCGATCGTTCAAGCGCAATTACAGCACTATCTGCTGGTTCATATAGTGCAGTAACTTATGGAAACGGATACTTTGTTGCAATCAATACTGGCGGTAATATTACTAGCGTGTCTGCTAACGGTGTTACTTGGACAGCAGGTGGAACACTTCCATCGAGCACTACATGGTCAAGTATAGCTTATGGTAATGGACGTTTTGTTGCTATTGCTTCAGGCGGAACTAGTGTAGCTTATAGTATTGATAAAGGTGTAACATGGAAGGCAGCTCCAGCAGGCTTGCCAAGTAGCCAAACATGGACAAAGATTGTCTACGGTGAAGGTCTATTCTTTGCTATTGCTTCGGGAACTCAATCTTGTGCAACTAGCCCAGACGGTATAAACTGGACAGCACAATCGTTATCAAGCAGTTCAAACTGGACAGCACTAGCATTTGGTAATCCAACAGCTACAACTACACTTGGTGCCCAACCATTATTTGTAGCAATTAGTAATTCTAGCGGAACTATTGGTTGTAGTGTACGTACAGGTGCAACTACATTGGCTAGAATGAAATCATCTAGTGGTGTTCTTACTGAAATTAGACTTGTTGAACCAGGTAGCGGATATCCAAAAGGTAACGTTACTGCTACAACAGTAACAACTAACGTAATTACAGTCGATGATACAACTAACTTGATAGCTAACCAACCAGTGGTATTCAACGTTAGCTCAGGCGGATTAGTAGCAAACAAAGTTTATTACATAATCGGTTCAAGTATTGTTACTAATACTTCATTCCAAGTAGCTGCAACATCTGGAAGTGTAACACCAGTTACATTAACAACATCAAGCCCGACTGGAATGATTTATCGTGCAAGTCCAATTGCTACGCAAACTGATCCTAATAAGGTTATCACAGCACCGCTTAACATTCGTATGGGAGATGGTGTATTAGGTAACCCAAGCTTCAGTAACCGTGGTACTAACAATGCTACAGCTACAACCAGCACAGCAGGTGACGGATTTGCTGATATATTCCAAAATACATCCTATATTAACGTAGCAGGAATGTTCAGTCAGCCAAGCCCAGGTGCAAATATCCAGTTTGGTAGTATTCCAAACAGCTGGTACAAGCTAGTAGCCGTAACAAACTTGCTAGGCGTTGCAGGTAACTATACAATGCAATTCCAAGTTAACCCCGCATTGACAACATTGCTAGCTCCTGTACACGGTGATACTGTTGTGACACGTTTGAAGTACAGTCAAGTACGTTTAACTGGACACGATTTCTTGTATATCGGTACCGGTAACCAAACACTAACTAACTATCCAAACGTAGATCCAACTAAGGCATCGCAAGCTGCACAATCGTTGGCAACAGGCGGTGGTCGTGTATTCTTTACATCAACCGACCAAGACGGTAACTTTAACGTAGGTAACTTGTTTGGAGTACAGCAAGCAACTGGTACTGCTACATTGAACGCTAGTGCATTCAACTTGGCAGGTCTACAATCCTTGCAATTGGGTAGCGTAAGTATTGGTGTTGGAAGTGCAACTATTACGCAATTTAGTACAGATCCGTACTTTACAGCTAATAGCGATAACACTTTACCAACCCAAAAAGCTATTAAGAGCTATATTGCCGCACAAATCGGCGGTGGACAAAGCGTATTAAATGTAAATACAATAACTTCGGGACAGATATATATTGCTAATAACACTATTACAACTACATCTGGTTCGCAGATATTGGTTACAGCAAGAATGAATTTCGTAGGCGGAATTGATGGAGCACCTGTTGCTCTAGCATTCTTTGGACAAAGATAAAATTATTGGAGAAATAAATTATGGCAACAGGAAGATTAGGCACAACACAGCTTACAACAGGAACTATTGGTACCTATACTAACGTATATCCAGTACCGTTTGGTTACTATAGTGTGTTCAACGTGTCATTTACTAACACATCATCATCACCGGTTACTATTAGATTGGCATTAAGCTCGTCTAGCAGCACCCCAGCAATTAATGAGTTCCTTGAATATGGTACTACTATTGTTGCTAACGGTGTTTTTGAAAGAACTGGACTAGTTGCAGGCGCAGGACTATATGTTCTAGCATCTAGCTCAGGTACTGCTGTAAACGTAAATGTATACGGCATTGAAACATCAACATCATAATCAGTATAAGAGAGATAAACTATGGCACGTTATAATACAGTAGTTACACAAAATACAATTAGTTCGACACCGTCGGGTGGTTTGGCATCTCCTAATTCTGGATTATTTACAGAATTCACAGGTACATCATACAACGTTACTGTACCAGATCCTACTTTGTATGCAGGTGCTACACAAACTTTTTATAATGCAGCCAGTGGAACTATTACTCTACAAACAGGAACAAGTGCAACATTTAATGGACCCGGCGCTTCTGGAACAAGTAGTTTTTCATTGGCAGCAGGTAGTACAGCAACATTGACTTCTGACGGTACTAACTACATATTAGTATCACAAAACGGTGGTGCTGTAGCTACTAGTTCATTAACTGTTTCAGGTAACTTAACAGCTAACGGATCAAATGCTACAATTAGTTTTGCACCAACAGGTACAGGAACAATTACAATTAACCCAGCAACAGCTGGTACAGTATCAAACGTAGCAGTAAGTGCTACTACATTAAGTGCATCAAGTACAGTTGGCCTAAGCGGAACAAACGCTGTAGTTACAATTAGCCCAACTGGCGCATCTGGAAGAGTTGTAATTTCGAGTCCAACCGCAAACAGCACAGCTGGTGCAATGGATAACATTAACATTGGTGCAACTACTCGAGGCACTGGTGCATTTACTACACTGGCAGCTAACGGTGCTGTTACATTAACTGGCGGCGGATCGGCCAGTGCATATAACACTGCTGGCGCAGCATTGTTAGTAACAGGCGGTGTTGGTATCAGTGGAGCAACATACACAAACAGTACGTTAACTACTAACGGACAATTAACAGTTTCAAGCGGTGGTGCAAATATTACTGGCGGCGCAACTGTTGCTAGCGGATTAACTGTTACCAGTGGTGGATTCAGTATTACAGGTACAGCAACTTTTGAATATGGTAACTTTGTTAAAGCACGTTATGCAGCAGGCAGCGATAACTATGCATCTTACTGGGCATGGTACGGATTGCAACTTGGTAACAACGGTGATAATTTTTTTGTTGCCGGGTCTACTGCAACTGGCGGACAGTTCAAATTCTATGTTAACAACACCACAGCACCTACAAGTAGTAGTAACTGGGCACCAAACGGAACATTAGCATTAACCATTGGATCAAATGCTAACTGTACTTTTGCTGGTACTATTACAGAAAACTCAAGTATTGTTTACAAGGAAAATGTAAACCCAATTATGGGCGCATTAGATGCAATTACAAGTTTAGTTGGTGTAACTTATGATCGTAAGAGCGGTACTAACAAAAACGAAGCAGGTTTAATTGCTGAAGAAGTTTACAAAGTATTACCAAACTTAGTCGAAATGACAGAAGACGGTAAGCCTCACGGCATTATGTATACTAAACTTACAGCATATTTGATTGAAGCTGTTAAATCTTTAAAAGCAGAAATTGATAGTTTAAAGAAATAAGAAATTGAGATCAATAAAAAAGGACTTGAAAAAGTCCTTTTTTTATGAGTTTATAATTTTACCACTTGTTGATAGGACAATGCTGTCCGGGTAATCTAGTTTTTGCTGGCATAAAACAATGGCATATACCGCATATCTTAGTGGTGTTGTTAAAATTCTCACACTGTTTACAAATGTCTAATTTAACCTTAGCTTGAGCTTTGTTTTCAGCTAAGGATTGTTCGAGAGAATCCTTAGCTTCCAATACTGTGTCTCTAATCTGGTTAAGAAAACTCATTATTCGCTAACAGTTGTAACAGCACCCTTAGAGTCAATGTTTTGACCATCTGGGCAGCAATCTGCCAACCAATGTTGTTGCATAGTAGCAAGTTTTGTTGTCTTAGGAGCTCGCATATCATCAAGTTCTGCACGAAGAGCGTTCTCTGTTTCAGTTCTACCGATTTTATCCCAAACAAATCCTAAAATATCTGTGTGGTCTAACTCCAAGTAGTCTGTAAAATTTTCTGGATCTGGAGCATCTAATGCTGTGCCAGCACGAAGATAGTGAACGCTACCGTCTGTAGTGTCACGTACTTCTAGTTCCCAGTAAACTTCACCAACTACGTCTTGTAGTGGTAGTTCTGGATGTTGTTGATACCCGTCTACACGAGCGATTTGCCATCTAAAATTGTATGCCATTTTATTTTTCCTTAAAATTAATTACCAGCGTGTTGCTGTATTTGTATCTGCGGTTTCTGTAGCCCATGCATAACTGTTTCTAAAGCCGCCCATATTCCACATACGTACCCAAAGATTACCAGTACAACAGCATGATATCTTACCAATGGCAAAACACATTCTGGTATAACCACCATATGTAGCACTTGAACGATATACATATGGGTTACTGTTTGAGTTACCAGTGTTTACACGAATTTGACTACCGTAAAAGGTATTATCATATCCGTTATTATTTACGACCGCTTTAAAATCGTGCCATCTTTCACCGCTATAACTATGATATCCTACTACTTCTAGCAAATAAGGATTCCAGCCAATTCCTGCGGAGTTGTCAGCAGGGTAAGGTGTGCGTACATGTAAGTATGCTCTGCCGTTACCAATACAGTCACTAGTACCGTCACTGCTTGGACATACGCAATGGCTCAATTGATACCATTCAGTTGCATCGCTTTGTCCGTCTATAATTGCGGTTGAGTTTGTTAAATCACCGTTAATTGATGTATCTAAGTTAAATGTTGCCATGCTTTTACTTATTCCTTAGTTTAAAATTGCTTTACAGGACTGGATTGACTATCGCTATAACTAGCTGTGGCATATGGATAGCTGTTCCAATAACCATTCCCATTCATCCATCGGACCCAGATGTTACCAGTACAGCAACATGTAATCATATTAGTTGAAAAACAAACTCTATAGTCACCACCATATGTAGTGTTTGATAGATAAACATACGGAGCACTATTAGTACCATTGTTTGAAAATACTTGACTTCCGTACCATCCGTTTGGAGCACCTTGATATCCGTTGATATTGATAACAGCTTTAAAATCTTCTACGGTTTCACCGCTATAACTATGATAGCCATGTACTTCTAAAATGAATGGATTCCAGCCTAGTGCTCCTCCGGGTATAGGAGTTCTAACGTGTAGTCTATTGTTAGCAACTGTATATTGTGTTGGGCAATGACTTAATTGAACCCATGGACTAATATTTGAATTGCCTGTTAATACAGTATTGCCTGTAATAGTTAGTAATCCATTAACTGTTGTCGCTTGTAAATTTGCCATTCTTTATCCTTTTTACCAGTATGCTGCGTTAGAACTGTAACCAATGACACCCCATGGATAGTCTGCTCTATATCCGCTGTTATTCCACCAGCGAACCCAAATCCAGCCGTTACAGCAACATCCTGCTTTTGGTACAGCGATACATACTCGTTTGTAACTGCCGTACGCACTTGTTGATTGATACACAATAGGTGTAGTATTTCCTTGGTTAGCTCTGATTTGACTACCAAACCAAGTGTTATCCGAATACCCACTATTGTTTGTAATAGCTCTAAAGTCGTTTGTATATTCTCCACCGTATGTACTGTGTCCTACTACTTCTACAATATTAGGATTCCATCCAATACCACTAGCAGCGTTCGTTGCTGGTAACGGAGTTCTGATGTGAAACCAACCGCAGGAGTATGTTGGATTACAAATGCTAGTACTAGCTGCATCGGCACAATATTGCATTTTATACCAAGGGCTTTGATTTCCGCCTGCACGGTACACACCACTAGAAGCAGTTATAATACCCGATGACGTAGTTCCGACTAATGAAGCCATGTGTTTTTCCTTTGACTATTAACTAATAGTATTTATCATTAGTTTTATAGTTTTCTTAAGCTCTCGTGTATTTATAAACAAATTTTTTGGCAAAAATATTTTTGGATGAATATTTGAAATTATAAGTAATAGTATGAATAGCGTATTACAACCATCAATTCTTAAAAACTTTTTATCCGAAGAGGAAATAACAGAGTTAAATCAGTGGACCAAGGACAATTATCCTTCAGATTTCTTCGAAGATGCAGCTATGGGTCTTCCAAAGACTCAGTATACTACTCGATATTGGGGAAAATGGGGACAAGATCAATCCTTGTTAGTTTTTCCAGATGTAGTTTATACAGTTAAAGAAAGACTCATCAAACATTTTGACATGGAAGATGTTAAATATCCTCCATGGAAGGATGGTATTAGTAATTACATATACTTTGACGGTGCTTCAATACGACCGCATGTAGATGGTATCTTTCAACGAGGATATTACACTTTGCATTGTAATACAATTACACAGCCTGCTGATGTCGGCGGCATAACTAAAATAAAGAGCAATCGGTGGGATGAATGGAAAACAGAACCAAAAGATATGTTATGTTATCCTGTTACCGAAATTACTCACTACATAGATAAGTGTCAAGGACCTACACCTAGGATTATGTGGTCGTGGGCATTTTGTCTAAAAAAATTATAAAGAGAAAAACTATGGAAACAAAATCTGTTATAGCATTACAAGATGGACGAACCATCCGAGCAGTTATGTGCGAAACTGGCGACTATGTCGATCTAGCACCAAGATTACACAAACTTTGGAAATTGGATCAGATTAAGAAAATAATTGAAGAAGGAAATCAAGAGTCTATCGAAGATGATAGTAATACTCCAAGTGATCCTAGCGTTCCAGCAGTCACATTTTATAATTTTTCCGACTTTATGCGATATTATGAAAAAATGTTTTGTGAAGATTACTATATAATGGATACTAACGAAGGAACATGGTATTATGCAGGCCTTGGAGACAGATCGACAGTATTACTAGAACTTAAAATTCAGCCGTTGTATAGAAAACGGACAGATCCAGAATCTGGCGGATTCTGTCACATTCATCCTCACTAACTAAAATTAAAGTTCACTACTACACGTCTTGGCACAGTTGTAGGAGTTGAACTTGAATGATAAGTCAATCCGTCAAACAATACCATCCTATTATATTTAGGTTCAATTTCATGGGCAACTTTTAAATTAGGTTTAACAACTTTTTCAAAGTATTGCCCACCATTTAATTTGCTATTGATGTTGTATTTGTTTTCGTATAATACAGTAGCACCATCTGCATCATTCAAATAGATAAGACCGGTAGTGTGTGGTGTATCTATATCGATGTGAGGATCATTTATATGTCTTTCACTTGACACAGTTAGCAACCCTAGCCTAATTCTGTAAATTTCTTTTACAGGTACTTCTGCTTTTTCCAACGCTATCAAGATAGCTGTGTGTAATGCATCGGCAGCAGCAGTTTTTGGACCGGTATGGTCGAGAGCAATATGCCCCCAACTATATCCGTATAAGTTTTCTGTAGCACCTTTGTAAGTTGTAGTATTAAAAGTCCAAGGCGTTCCTTCGTGTAGAATCATGTCTCGGATCTTCTTTATTAAAACTTTTGGTAAAATATCGTCATATACTTGCATAACAATTCCTTATAGAGTCAACTCGCCTAGATCTTCGCCCATAGTTCCAGATAACCATGTGTTAAAACTTAAACTAATACGAACATTATCGTGCATTACTGGAATAATTCTGTGGACAAGACTAGATGGAAACAATAGTAGCTCGCCTTCTACAGCTGGAAACATTGCACCTTCTGCATTCCACGGTGTATCGTATTGATTTAACCAAGCCAGTCGTTGATACTCTAGTGTTTTATGAAACATAATAGCATCATCGGCGTCTGTTTGCACATAAAATACTCCGCTAATAATGCTATTAGAATGATTGTGCATATTACACCATTCGCCTTTTTCTAAATAATTTGCCCAGCTGAGTGTGATATTCAATTTAAGATCATTTTTAGGAGCATAGGCTTTCTCCCAAAATTCAGTAGTGTAGTATTCGCAAAATGCTTTTATTTGTTTTAGTTCAGGAATATCCAGCATTTTAAGATTGTCACTGATTTTATTAACCATGTCCTTTTTAAAAGGCTGAGTGGTAATAGCTTGGTACTCGCTATCTGTTAGTTTTCTATTAAGACTTACTTGTGCAAGCGGTGTGGGGAAAAGACTGTGAATATTCATTTTTGACCTTTATTTTTAGTTGCTTTAATGTTGAATGATACGCTAATGCGATTGCCCGGCGTTGTTTGTGTTGATATACCATGTTCTAGCCAACCAGGAAATAGTATAAACATATTATCAGTTGGAGGAACTGACATGATTGGTTGAGTTGCAGCAAATAGTAATGATGACTGGCATTGTTTAGTGGGAGATGCAAAATACAACTGACCATCTGTTCCAGCTGTATCTACATAAAATACTCCTGACATATCGCTAGCACCATGTTCGTGTTTAGGAGCAAACTCTCCTTGATTAGTTAGTGTCATCCAGGATTCTGTAATCTTTAAACTGATGTTAACAGTATTCCAGCCAATCATTTTAAGATATTGCTCTGCTTGCGATAATACTTCTTTTTCAAAAGTATCTAATTGGAATTCGGCAATCATATTTCCAGAAAACTTAGTGTCGCTAATACGATGCTGATGAGGTTCTCTGCGTTGAAATTTATCATCGGCTATTAGTTGTTCAAAGACTCGTTTAAAGTCTGATTGAATAACGTTGGCATTATTTGCCATTCCTTGATAAATTAAAACTGGATAGATTGGTACGACTTGCATATCGATCCTTTAATGTTAAAATTTATCACTATTCGTTTATCAGCAAGAATAGGATGTCTTCCAGCATGAAAATATTTGCCGTCAAACACCAAAAATCTGCCACGTTTAGGCGTTACAGATTTAATAATGTTGCCTTCGTCATCAAATATAGTAGTATCACCGTCACTATCGTTAACATAGTAAATTAGTACAGTATGTTCTTCTGTACGATCTCTGTGCGGAGTACTATAGAAGTATTCTTTTGAAAAATTACATTGAGTTTGGTAGTTAGCTTTCATTCGACCAACTGCTGTTAGTTCTATTCCTGCTGTTTTACAAAATTGCTGAAACATTTCACTAACTAAAACAGCAACATCCGATGTGAGCTTTCCTTCCTTTAAGAAATTATGTCCAAACATAATGTACTCACGGACTTTGGGATCGTCTCTCAACAGTACATTATCGTCCTCGCTATTACCTACAGACGGACGTGGACCTTCTGGAAATAAAAACCATGGCAGGTCCGGACCAGACAATATCTTTTCAAGCACAATTTGCTGATCTAATGGTACTAGATCATCATATACTTCAATCATTTAAACAATGGTCCTTGTAGAAATAATGTTATAGTCCTTCTTGTTCCGCTAGTAACCGGTGTAACTCTGTGTGGAACCCAGCTAGGAAAAACAAAAAAGGATCCTGGTTTTCTAAATTCAACAATTTGCTCAGAGCCCGCACTAAAAAATAGCTCTAAATCGCCACCTTCAAACGGCTCGGTGCTTACGTTAAGAAGAATTGTCAGTTTAATATCTTTAACTTCTCCACGAGAAGCATCGATATGCCAAGTATATTCTTCGTTTACATTATAAACATTATATAACAACACATCTAAATCTGTAAATTGAAATAGATCAAAACCAAATAAATGCTTATTAGCATCTAATGATAAATCTTTTAATTTTGACAATAGATCTTTTACTTTACCATATTCAACCATGCCTACTTTTGAAGTCTTTACAGAAGTTTGACTAGGCATGTCTTTCAAGGTAACATTAATATTTTGTTCCATTGCTTTGCATATAGCTACACATTCTTCTTGTGTATAGATATTTGAACGGTATGCGTGATCTTGTAACATTATTTTTTAAATCCAAAAGGGCATTTGCTTTCTGCTTCTTTTTTCTTTAAAAGATTTCGTTTCTTGTTATGATTATTAAAGAAAAAAGCTCGGTTAGTTGTTTCGTAAACTCGACGCCATTGCTCATTATCAACAAGATGATTTCTAACAATGACTTCCCTGTCTGTAATGGGGATTAGTTGTACTAGAGGCTGTCCAGCCTCCATCTGAAGTAGTTTAGGTTCGCCGCTGGCATCTCGTTTACGTATTGAGAAATTAATAAACACGTTAGAATTATACTTAAATTCAATAATGCCAGGCAACAACACTAGCTCATCCGGGCACTTAAAATTATATGTTGGCTGCGTCCAGATCCAGTCAATATCTTCTGAGCATTTAAAAACCCATGGCGAAAATATCTTAAAATGTGTATAATCGTTATCGGGCATAAAATCGGAGCCTAACTGTTTCTGTTCGTGTACTTGGCACTTTGTTATCTGATCGGCAAACTGCGTAGCCAATTGTACAGTTTTCTGAAATCCGTTGCTAATGGGCGCAAAACCAAATTGGGCATCTGACCAAAGCGGTATGATATAACCGGATTTAAAATATCCCATAACACCTGAGCATGTTTTTATAGTAGGCGGTGGGATAATAGACCTAGGGTCTTCGAATGTGCTAGGAAGATTTTTAAACCAACTAGGAATATGCTTCTTTGTAGATTCGATTTTAAACATGTCGTAGACATGATTATGTGTTGTATAGCAATCTAAATATATTGGTTTCTTTTTAAAAAACATTTATGGTCCTATGACTTATAAGGACAGTATATAGGAATTTTTATATTAAATCAACTAAATCGAACACAGTTTGAAGTTTTGTGCGTATTGTTTTGCTCGAAAAGCTATTACGCAGACCTTGGTGTAAGGGTTTAGGCGCACGGTCGATAGTTGCCCATGCCCAAGCAATGTGTTCATCACTTAGTTCAGGAACAAATTCTTTTTCTATAACACAGAGATAGGTATGGAAATTAAACACACGATCATTTGATACAAATGTTTCTAAAGGAATCGTCTTTAAGATTTTTGGTACAGAACCGATTTCTTCGGTAATTTCTCGTTGTAAGCCCTGCCATGGAGTTTCGCCAGTGATATTAGTACCACCAACTAAACCCCAAGTTCCTTCGTGTTTGCCGTGTGCTTTTTGTAACAGTAAGAATCTTCGTGTAGATTTGGCGTAGAACAATGCTCCGCTACAAACTATCGATTCTTTTACAGTACTAGACTCCATTGACCTGATGTATATACACCCTCAAAACTCTTTGCCCAGGAAACTCCGTTCCACAGGTATTGTACTCCAGTGTATATATTCGTTTGCCACACTAAGGTGTCTTTGTCTTGGTTTGCGTGGAAAACTACAGTCCATGTTTCTCCAGTCCACTCGATGATGTCGTTTACTTCTGCTACGAAATCATGTCCATAGATGTCCTGCCATGCACTAGCACCTTTGCCTGGTGCATTGTGTGTACTACCTATTTCGTCAATTATCAAGTATCGTGTGCCCACAGCAATAGGCTGATCTGTATCTTGTTTTTGAGGACGTTTTGGATTAAATGATTGTGGATTTATAATAGCATCAAATGTGCCAGGACTATTAGGTCTATAGCAATGTGATAAATCGTAACCTAATTCGTGATCTAGTAAACCCGCACTATCAATTCCTGTGTTAGATGTAAGTGTATCAGGATTCCATTGAACATGCATGATTGTATAGTTCAACGGATCGATAGCCACAGTACCTACAATTTGACTACCATTTGCTTGTGTTAAAAATAGTCTACTTGAACCTGCAACATATTTTCCAGGGTATTGTTGCATAATGGCCATCCAGTCTACTGGTGTGCCTTGACGTTCTGGAATATCTAATGTAGGCTCCAATGGAACTGTACTTTCGTGTGGCTCTAATAAAATAGCTTGATTGTTGTATACTTCTAATTTATAACCAGTAATACTGATAGTAAGCGAATCAAATTGATTTTGAAGTGTTGTAGTCGATCCTAATGGGTCGCTTGATGAACCTAACCCTTCAATATAAGTTCCGCTATTAACAGCAGAACCATGCATGTTATTAATAATTTTTGTAATAACACCCAAATGTTTGACCTTAACTGGCGGATTAATCCATATAGGAGTATCTAGTGTTATGGTAGCAATGTCAATTGGTGTGTCATTGCCTACAGGAACTGTTCGACTATCCCAGTTAATATCATTTAAGTTTAATACAGTTAAACTGGTCCAGTCAATATAATTGTCTGTAGTTTGTAGTTCTAGACTAGGATTGAACAAGACTAAAATCTGTTCAAGTATTTGTAATTTTTGATCTGTATTGGCACTCCAAATATCGCACTTCATAGTAAGTTTGAATGGTGTTGGCATCAAACGTTCAATGGTATAATTTTTACCTTGTTCAGGCAAGTATTTGTTAGTGCGAGGATCTATAGCACGTTCGCGAATATTAACTGTATCTACAAAAGTTTGATCAGCTAGTCTATCTCGATCCAATGCTAGAGCTGTAACATAGATACTGATACGTGGAACAGAGTTTACAATATTTTCACTGTTTTGTCTAATAATGCTAGCTACTTGACGTTCAGCATCTCCATACATTACAGGTATACGATGTAAACTACCGTCACCGTATTTTACCACAAAATTACTAAACGCACGAATAGTCTGCGTAATATATCGTCTGATTTGCGCATCGTAGAAGAATTGTATAATAGTACAACGGCGTTAAACCGAAGCCTCCTTGTTTATATAGATGTGCATTATAAATCCGCCTTTGGTCTAAGCACTTTGCTGATGCTTTGTCTTTGTTCTTCTCTATCGTTGTATAAGGTAATAGTCCATTGTCCAGCGTAAGGAATTGTCTGTTGTTCACCGCCAATTACAGGTAAATTAATTCTTAACAACAATGGACTTGATGGAGTTTTTCTATAAGTTGTAATTAAGTTTGGATAATCACTGACAGCATAATCAATTAGTATGTTGTCTAGTTTTAAAACTACATAAATTCCCACTGGAGCAGATGGTAAAGTTGTACTGATAAGACTAACTCCTGCATCAATTTGATCTTGTGTAAATGTTGCAAATGTTGTGGCAATTGCATCTGAATAAGTCCAAAGATTATTGTTGATAAATCCAGTTTTAAGTGTGCTACGAGTATCAGTTTGTGTCATAGTCATGCGTACACTATCTTCTACAGCTACCCATCCGCCTGTGCCAGAATCAAATCTAAACAATCTGTTAGGTAAGAAATCTACACGCAAGAAAAAGTCATTGTTAGCTGGCGCCGCTGGAAAATTAACACCAAATCCAAACGCATATCCGTTAACTGGAAAACCATCTCCAACCAAGTATCCTGTATAACCTGTACGCAATGGTACACCGTACGTACCACTGGCAAGTTGTCCTGCATTGCTAGCATTGACAGTTTCATCATCTGCGGCCTGTAGTGTAGTTTGCCCGCCAGTAGCACTGGCCGCAAGAGTATAAAATTGACGAGTTTCATAACCACTCTTAGGAGCATCTGCTTCAGCTTGGGCAACAACTTGATTGTTAATTTCAATTTCTTTATTATATGTACTGAGCAAATCTTTAAGAGTAGTTCCTGCAACTGGATCTCCATTGGCATCCAAGGCTTGCTGATTAAAGATTTGTGCAAATTGCTGACTATCTGTAATTCGTTTAAGTTTTAATCTGTACAAATGTGGATACCAAGTTACGCTAAATCCTTCGCTAGCACGGCCTACATCTTCGATTACATAATAACGTGGTAAACTAAAGTCAAAATCGTTAAGAGCAAAATCGTCACGCAAATGCGGAAGTTCTATAACGTCCCCACTGATAGGTTTGCGCCCAATATACTTGATAAAATCGTTAATGTGTATGGTCATGTACAGGGTATCGTTGTCAATAAACAGGCCAAATTGGCTCAAATTAAAATCAATATTTTGTACATTATAAAGCCCGCGAATTCTGTAGATTTCCGAGTCGTATTTTCTGTCACGATTTTCTAAAAATAGCAAATCTTGTATGTTTGTTACTGCTGTATTAGCATAGTTAGGCTGATCAGCCGTAGCATTAGCTGGGTCTGTACCAGCACCTAAGTATTTGTGCAGATAGACATCAGTTCCGCCAGCTTGAAACATTTCGCTGGCTTGGCGGTCAATGAACTTGTAGTCATTGCCTTTTTCTGGTTTATAAAGTGATAAGCGTGGCATAGTAACATATTTATCGATAGCTAAATATGTATGAGGAACTAATTATGGACGAACTCGCACCTACAACGCTATCCGACCCAACAGCTGAACGAAACAAGGTATTTGACTATGTCAAACTAATGCTAGGCGACGGCATGGTTGAGGTGGAATTAGACCCAGCACACTATGAAGCAGCACTGGATAGAGCACTAAATCGCTATAGACAAAAAAGCCCAAATGCTGTGGAAGAAAGCTATTTGTTTATAGAACTAATTCAGGATACAAATGAATATAAATTGCCCGACGAAGTTATTGAAGTTCGTCAGGTATTTCGTCGTGCTATCGGTTCAAGAAGTGGTATGGGTGCAGGTGGAACATTGTTCGAACCATTCAACTTGGCGTACACAAACACTTACTTGATGAGTGGTAGCATGATGGGCGGACTAGCAACTTA